CCAGCCGCTCATCGATCGTGCCCATCTCGAACCAGACCTTTTCGTTCGGCCTCAACATCGAGCCGATCTGGTTGCCGAAGTCACGCCGGCAAAGCACCGGGTAGCTCGACATGAGGTTCGCGGCGAACTCCGTGCCCAGCGCCCGCTGGTAGGTGAAGTCCGCCCGCTCGGGGTAGAAATTCATGGCGATGTCCTGCCACAGGTTGACGAGCGACTGCCGGCGCGAGAGCGTGCGCTCCCCGAGCATCATGCAGGCTTTGGCGTTCACGCGCCCAGGGGCTCCGATTGCGGCTGCGAGAGGATCGTCGACAAGCGCCCGCGGCGAGCGAGCTGAGCCGAGATCGAGGCGCGGCGTGCAAGGATCGTGCTCATGTCGTCAGCCCCGGGGATCGGCATGGGCGTGGGTCCTGGAATCGCCGGGATATTGATGTTGGGGATCTTCGGGGAGAGCGCGCTGCCGAGCGCTTTGGTGCCGAGGACTGTCGCCGTGGTTACCGGGTCGAGCACCGCTCCTACGCCTTTTGCAGCAGTGGACATTCAACTCGCCTTTCTCGGAGCGAGGGCAAGCCTAGCAGATTCGGTAGGCCGGTTCATCTGCTGCGGTTCTCACGCGCTGCGCGCGCGGCGTCTCGCCCGATGATTACCTTCCCCGGGCCTCGAGCTCGGTTGCCTTGCTCCTCGGCGATCGTCGCCCATTCCAGGGCCGAGTTGATCATCTTCGGGCCCGCCCACCAGGCCATGATCACGGCGTCTCCCTTGTCAGTCGACCGTCCCAGGCGCTTCACCACCTCCTCCTTTGGCTCGACCTGGATCCCGTTCGGGGTAACCTTGAACGTGGGACTGGTGAGATCGGCCACGAGCTCAGGATCAAAGGGCAGCATGATCGGTGAACCGCCCGGCTGGTCCGGGTCCAGGGCCTCGCGAAATGTCCAGTGCGCGGCGCTTCGCACGTTCGTGAACCGCAGGCGTTTATCGGTTGCGCGCCGCTCGGTGCGCTCGGCTCCCTTGTAGCCGAAGGCGTCGATCCCGTTCTCCTTGCAATGCTCATAGGTCGAGCTGCCATAGCCCCCGCCCAGGTCGATCACGAGCATCGCCTTGTCCTTGCGATAGCCGATGATGACCCCGGCGCAGTAGCTTCCGATCCGCTCGGTGGGGATCTCCTTCCCTGGCACTTCGATCAAGGGCGGATACCAGCCATCGTAGCGGGGCGCAAGGATCATCGGGTCCTGGCCACCACCCGAGCAGTCCACCCCGATCGCGCACATGGGCACACCCGCCGGTGGGAGCGAGTTCCAGCGCTTCTGGGCGAGCTGCACCCAGGCGGTGGGGATGACCTGGTCTGGCTGGTCGCGCAAGCTCGCCTCGAACTTGCCCTCGAGGTATGCCTCGCGAAGCCCCGATGGCATGCCGGCCAGGCGCCCCTCGTAACCGCTCCCGGCAAGGTCGGGATTCTCCTCAAGCCTCCCGCGGATGAAGGTGCGGCTCTTCGCCATCACCTTCTTTCCTTCCACCAGGTGCGGCCCGGGACCATCGACCTCGGTGTCCTCCCCCAAGATCGTCGTGAACCAGCGCAGCTCGCCTGACTTCGCCGGATTCGGGTGCCGGGGGTCAAGCCACGGCGCCCAGCGGCGGAATACCCACAGGCCCGTGCCCATGGTGGGCGGATTCAAGCTCGCGACCACCCGGCAGCGCTGCCCCTTAGTCGCGGGTCTGTTCCACCCGATGATGAACACGTACTGGCTCTCGAGAAAGTCCTCCACCTGGTCAAAGGCAATCAGATCGCGGGGGTCGCCCTTGTATTTCTGCTTGTCGTGCTCGTGCTGGCAGCCACCGATCCGGATCCTGCGCGCCCCATACTTGAAGGACCCGTACTTATCGAACTCGGGCCGATACTTCATCGATTTCTCGAACTCATCCACCAGCCCCGCGACGTCGCTATTTTTGCGGCGCAGCAGGAGCGAGCGCTGGTGGACGTTGAGCGCCAGGCCTACCAGGTACGATGTCTTCCCCGGGCCCGCCTCGCCTCCGCAGCCGATCTCATCGGCCTCCGACAGGTAGGCGTCGGTCTGGAAACCTGGGTTAGGGACCCAGGTGAGGCCTTTGGTTGCGCGCTTCGCCTGGTCGACCAAGCGCCTGCGCGCCGCCGGGGGCATTACCCCAAGCTTCTCGATGAGCTCCTCAAGCGCTCCCACTGGGGGCTCCTGGCCCCTGGAGTTTGACGATGAAGACGCCGAGTGAGTTGTCCGCCATTACCCCGGTGACTTTCGGAACTGTCTGGGTCGACATTCGCGCTGCCAGATACTCCTGCACCGCGGCAATCAACGTTGCTTCGTTGAGCCTCAGCTCGTTGTCACCTATCATGGTTTCGCTCCTGCAGCCCTCGGCCGCACGCCCTTGTTCCACAGACGCCAGGCGCGCTTGCGGCTGATCTTGCGCTCGCGCGCGAGCGCGCTTACGCCCTTCCAGGCGCCCTCGGTTCGAGGCGGATCGGCCTGTTTCGCGGCTCCCTCAAGGAGCGCCTTCTTCATGGTCGAGGAGCCATCGGCCACGCCGCGCCGGTATTCCGCCTCGAGCTGCTCCTGGCTGTGGCGCTGGGCCTCCCACTCGCTTTGGTCAGCCGGGATGAGAGGCGGGTGCAGCTCAAGGGGCGGCGGGATCTGTGACTCCTTGAACCTGTGCGCGGCGGCCACGATCGGCACCGGGCGCCCGGCGAGCACTGCGGCGTGGGAGACCGCATCGGAGTAGCGCAGGCCCTCATCGACATCACCCGTCCAGGTCGTGAGGATGTAGTCGAGGTTGTCGATGCAGCCTTTCAGCACGTTCACGCGCTCCTCGCTCGATTTGATCCCGGACTGGTGCATCGTGAGCTGGGACATGAGCTCTTCGCGGCGGCGCAGCAATTTTGCGTGCCTGGGATGCAGTTCGATGAACCCGTAAGGCGCTGGCGGCTGCAGGAGATCGGATTCCGGGGGCACCACGATCTGGATCCCAAGGGCCGCGGCCAAGCCCATGAAGTGCTGGCAGGCAGGACGCTGGAAGGCGTACTCGCTCGAGGCCGCCATATCCACGCCCCACAGGCCGATCGCGCGCGGCTTCAACTTGATCGCGAGCGCCAGCATGTAGGCCATGGTGGAGGTCCACACGTAAGGCCCGAACTCAGCCAGCATCTCAGCGAAGGGATAGACCACGCAGTTCTTGACCGAGTCGACGCCCTGCGCCATGTAGACCGGGCCCTCGAAGAGCTCGAGGAACCGCACGTACTCCGGGGAGAACCAGGGCTTGTTGCCTGGATTGCGCGGGTCACCGATCGCCGCTGGTTCCCAGCGGTGCACCTCGAACCAGGCGTCGGCCCGGCCAGGAGGCACCATGCCGTAGGCGCCGGGTGAGCAACCCCAGACCGCCCAGGTTTTATCCCCCCAAGGCCCCAGTTGCACCGAGGACGGGGCGCTACCGACGATCGCGATCTTGTCAAACCCGGCAGGACCCAACACCAAGGGCGCGGCGGCGCGCGCGAGTGATTCTGGGCCTGGAGCCTTTTCTACCTGTTCCATCTGCTGCCTCTCTTTCTCATCTTGCACGGCTTGCGTGCGATTTGGCTAGAAGGTCGAGAACGTCAACCCCGGTGAGGGTGGCGAGGTCGCGATCCAGATCGCACCGGCCGTCGACACGCTCGAGCCGACCCCGGAGCTCGGGACGACGCAGGCGAGATTCACCGTGTGGCCGACGCCCTGGAAGGTGATCTGGTTGAAGCTCGTGCCGGCGGTCGTGACAATGAAGCCGCCCGGTGCGAACTGCACGGCGTACCCCAGGGTCGAGGAGCTCACCTGGGTGATCGTCTTGTAGACCGATTCGACGCCGAGCACGAGCGTGTAGATGGCGCTTGAGGCAGCCGTGCACGCAAGAAGCGAGAACCCGTTCGGGGAAAGGGAGCTATTGACCGTGGTCGAGATGACATCGATCGGGGTGCGCGTGTCCTGCTCGCCCACTTCAAACCCCGAGGGATCGATCGCGGCGCGCCGGCCCCACAGGCCCGTGATGCCTTGCTGGCGAAGCTGTTCCTTGGTGATCGCGTGCAGTGCGGTTGGTGCAATCGTCATGGCGGCTACTCCTGTTCTATTTTAAGAGTGGAGTCTTGCGAGCGGGCCGCACTCGCCGCGGTGTCCGTCTTCCATGAGGTGTAGGTCGAGCCGTTGGTGAGATCCTGCACGGCTTGACGCAATTTCGTGATCTCCTGCTGCTGCTCCTGGATCGCCTTCACGAGAAGCGCGATTACTGCCTCCTGGCGATAGGACTTCGGGGTCTTGCCGTCGGCCTCGTAGACTGCCATGCGCGGATCAACCGCCGCCACGTTCTCAGCCAGCAGCCCGATCTGCCGGTTGCCGTAGTTCGGATCCGGGCTCGGGGGTGAGATCGGCTTCATGTTGAAGGCGACCGGGTGAAGCGCCCGCACCGCGGGAAGCGCCGCATCTAGGTACAGCTCGACGTCGGTCTTGAACCTGAGCGAGCTGATCGTGCAGGCCGAGCCCTGGAGCGTGAGCACGTTGCCCGCCGCCATGCACACGAAGTTCGCGTTCGTGCCGGTCGTCACACCGCTGAAGGTCGTGGTGCTGGAACTGGAGAGCGTGGTCGCAGCAACCGTGCTCGTCGTGGTCGCACCGATCGGTGTGCCATCGATCGTGCCGCCGGTGATCTTGACGGCCGATTGGGGCGCGGGGACCCCGGTGACGCTGGGGCTCGTTGTGACCTGGGCGATCGCGACCCCAACGGCGTAGAGCACCCACAGGACCGCGGCGGCGATGACCGGGGCGAGCGGTGAGCGGAAGTTCGGGAACTTCATTTGATCTGGTGGGCCGACATCTGGATCGCCATGTTCGGGGTGGCGATCACGCCCACGCTTGAGTTCGCGGTCGAGTAGCTCGAGATATTGGCGCGGATGAACTCGTGGTGCGCATCGATCACGAAGCCATCTACCGCTGGCGTAGCAACGCTCGAGAACGTGATCGTGCCGGCCTTGGTAGCCAGGGGATTCACGCCGTCCTCGGAGACCTCGATCGACACCGTGCCCGATACCAGAGCTCCGATGCTTGAGCCCTGCATCGTGACCTGGAAGGCGAAATTGCGAAGCGAGCGATCGATCCGTGTGAAGGCACCGATCGCGGTCGACGTGGAGGTGAGAAGGTTGAAGGTGCCGCCGTAGAACATTTCAGTACCCCCCTCCGCCACCCATGGCGGTGCGCGCGGGCGGAGCGGCTTTCGCCCGGTTCAGGCGCGGTTTCTTCATGCCCTTGGCTGTGACTTTGCTGCCCCGCATCAAACCGATCTTGTTGAGCGTCCCATAGATCGCGTGCTTGTTCGAGCCGTAGCGGCTCTTCAGCTTTGCCTCAACCTGCGCGGCGGCGCTGCCTTGCATGGAAGCGGGCCTTCCCGTGGTACGGAGTTCCCGCGCACGATACGGCAATCGGTGGGCGCGCACAAGCCCACCCGAACGATCCCGAAAACTATTTCGGCTTGCCCTGGCGACCGCCCATCACTAAGGTGAAGGCGATCCGCCGCGCGATGTCGTAGATGTTTTCGGCCTCCTCTTGATCGGCGGCGGGCGGCGGAACTTCGACCTCAGTTGTTTCCTTCCAGCCCAGGCGCACCTTGGCCCAGAAGATCGCACACGCCGCGTTCGTCTTGGTGAGGGCAAGGAGATTGCGCCCTGCCTGCAGGTCCGCCTCGAGCAGCCCACGATCGAGCTCATCGCGGAAGTTCGCCCTCAAGGTCTTCGCGGTGATGGGGCGATTGGTCTTCGGGTTGATGATGACGCTAGCGACCCGTTCCTCGGGGATCCCGAGAACAGCGGCCATGCGCACCATTTCCCGCTGCTCATCGGTTGGGCTGAAAGAGCCCGTGCCTGGCAACGGCCCGCGCTTGCCTTTTCTACGAGGTATCGGTTTCACGTGGAACAATTTACCACGAGCTCCACCCACTCAGGTTGTCGCGGAAGGAGATCATGGGAGCTTGCGTTTGCCGAATGAGATATCGTAGTCGGGATGCTTTTGCAGCATGTGTGCGGCGAGTTGCTTGAACGTCCGCTTGCAACATGGGCAGACGCCAGCTTTGACACGTTTCTTGAGATTGTCGCGTTGCTTGGCGATTTTCTCGCGCTCAGCTTCGGCTTCGTTCGCGCGGGCCAAGGTGCGCTTGTGCCGTTCCTGCTCCTCACGCAACAATCTCTGTGCGCGTTCTACATCCGATTCACCGATGAAGTGCTGAGGGTGCCCGTTAG